CCATTGAGTAGTTGCGTCATAATCGTTCCAAGCCTCTGCCGCTGGCACTTCATTCCATTGGTCAAATAATACGCCGCTAAGCAATTCCTCAATGCGGTCTCCATCAAATTGATGGGCAAAGTTGCCAACATATACGGCGCGATTAAGTCGAGCCAAAGCTCCTACGGCAGTTATCTGGATTCTTTGAGATAGAGCAGTTGAGCCCGAAGTTTCAACTGTTATGCCTAAATCAGTAATAAACCCACCAAATAGATTTACATAAGCCGCTGTCGAGTCTTGGACTTCAATAGTTACCGCGTCATTAATTTCATAAGGCACTGATGCCTCGGCAGTTTCAATTAAAGTAAGGCTGCAATAACCAGCAATAGGCTGCGAATAAATATCTGTGCGACCAGAGGTAATAGTTAGGCCGCTAAGCGTTGCGCCAGTAACTGTAGATCCATTTACTTTAACGCGATAGATTGGGCTCCATATACTCATATTGCTAGCTGGCTACCGCCGCCACCTGTTCGGCGTTGTGTGTTATTAAGAGCCGAAACTACTGCTCTTGTAAAACCTTCTTCATCTATGGCTGATGGCGCATTTACATTAATTACGACTCTATCTTTTTCCTCGCCTTGTCTAAATCCTGCAACATCAAATGACCCAGTTCCTGCTGTTCTTTTAATAAAATTTGCTTCGCTCACTTGCTCAATTAAAGTCTGAGTTGGTGTTGATTTGGCTGCATTGCTGCCAGAAGCTCTACTACCAGTAGTTAATCCACCGCCAGTAGTTATGCCGCCACCTGCACTAGCGCTACCTGTGATGGCGTTACCAGCCGTAAAACCTTCTGGCAGACTGGAGGATGAAACTGTGTTACTGCCAGTTCTGCTTGCTGCCGATGCTTGATTATCAAATAATTTGACTGCCGCAATTATTGCTCCGACAACTGCTGCGCCTGTGGCTAGGCCAGCAAGAGGGTTGAGAGCAAATCTAGAAGCAATAGCAGCGGCTACTGCGCTATTGCGCAAAAGGTTATAAGCGGTAACTAGGCCAGTAATAAGAGCAATAGTTGCTTGAACTCCAGCTACTAATTTAGATACTACAAATACTGTTGCTATAACCCCAGCAACAACCATAAGCTCATCTTTAAGATCAATAACTGTCTGGATGAATCCTCTAACCTTCTTACCCCATTCAACTGCTGTTTTCTGGCTATCAGTAAGAGCTTCATCTAAACTTTCTTGACCAGTCAAGCCAGAAATAAATGCCTCTAAAGCTGGAATAAAATTGTCTAATATCCAAGCCGTAAGTTCTTGAACTACTGGCAGCAAGGCAGCGCCAATAGATTCCTTAGCCTCATCAAGAGCAATCTTTACGCGCTCTAATTGCTTGGCTGTGGTCTCTGATTCCTTTTCAGCAAAGTTTCCAAATGTGCCAGTCAGTTGCTGGAAGATTGCATCGAAGTCTTTGCTCTTTATAATATCTGCATCAAGGCCAAGGCCAAGCTTTCCAAGGGCCGTAGTATTGCCATCATAGGCTCTACCTAAAGCGTTAGATATTGTCTCTAATGGCTTGCCAGTTGCAGCACTTAAATCTAATGCTAAATTTAGCAATTTCTGGGCTTCTTCTACATCTTGCGTTGATCTGACTAAACGAGTAAAAGCAGGGCGTAGATTATCGTCTGTTACGCCAACTGCAATAGAAGTCTGCTTTATGTATTTTTCAACGCCTTCAATTTGTTTAGCTGTAGCGTCAGTAGTTGCAGTAATAGTCTCGGCTAATCGGCGCTGAGCCGTCTCATCTTCTGCAGCGGCTTTAACTGCGCTGACTGCAAATGCGCCAATAGCTGCGCCAGCAGCAGCAAAGGCAATTGCTGCCTTCTTACCAAATTCTTTAGCTCTTTCGCCAATGTCATCAATATCTTTAGAGCCATTAGCTAACTTCTTTTGAAAGTCAGCTGTATCGGCTAAGAGCTTAAGCGTTAATGCTCTGGAATCAGATGCCACTTACGCCCCACTTATCCAATATTTTATTAAATGCTCTAGTCCATTGTGCCACAATATTTCGCTGCTCTTGGCGTAAAGTTGGATAAATAAACCATCCGCGAGAGCCGCGCCCTTGTCTTCCAGAATAGGCAGGAAATTGCTTAAATTTATTAGAACCAAATTCAAAACCAGCCCAAAGCATTTGGGTATTAGCGCCACCGCTAAATCTTTGACTGGCAAAGCCATATTTAATTTCACCAGTAGTGCTGGTCTTAGATACTTTAGATCCGCTAACGATTCTATTGATAGCTTCTTGACCTTGAGTTCTAGTCCTAGATTTGGTGGCAATTGCGCCTTGAAGATAGGTGGCAAGGTTATTAGAAGTCTGGCGAGCCTCGGCTTTGGCTTCATCACCTAGCAAGGTAAAGGCTTTATAGACTTGACGCAGCTCGGTGCGGTCAAATGCTGACGCTTCTTCAGCCATTGCTATTCATCTCCTTTATCAGCTCGACTGCCGTTGCTACATCGTCCCAATCATCCCAATACTGCATTGGAATACCAGTCTTAAGAGCAACTATTACTAATAGCCGCCTTATGCTGTCGGGCTGATGGCTTTTGGGTCATCGTTGCCAGTCCTTACATCGGCAACTGTTTCCATCCAGACATCAAAGGACTTGACTGGCTTACCAGCACTTTCGCGCTTATAAGCGTTATATGCCAAGAACATTAAATCCCAAATTCCTATATTGTCTTGCGCCTTTGTGATTGTGTGACCTGTGGTCTTTTCCCACTTAGCCCACTCTGGCGGTTGAGCAACATAGGTGGCAACTTCGCCTCCGTTATATTCAATTGTGATTGATAATTTCATAGCTCCCGATGCTCCGATCTCTTAACTAAAGGTCTCTGTTGGTGTTCCAACGACTGTCATCGTCCAAGTGTCGGTAAGTGCTCCAGGAGCAGCTCCACCAGCAGCAGGGAAGATTGGCAATACATTGAAAGCAAATACTGCGCCAGTTACTGCTGTAAATGAAACTGCAAGTGTGGTGTTAGGTGCAGATTCTGCATCAGCCCACATTGCTTCAAATAGAGAGCTTGCAGCTCCCCAATCCTGAAGTAACTCAATTGTGAAAGTCCATTGCTTATCTACGGACTTATAAGCGCGACCATCAAGGGTCTGATAGGTCTCGATAATTGTTTCGCAGCTTAGGACTGCGCTTGTTGCTTGGGCGTCATACGATGCTGTATCAAGTGTGAAAGTAACATCGCGCCCAGTTATTACTGTAGTTGGCATTTGGGTCTCCTATGCGGTTTGCTCGTAGCGGACGCTCAAGCGTATGTCTGCAACCAATAAATTGGTCGTTCCTACTGTTGTTACTGACGGTCTATCGACTGTCGATAACTCATACTTGGAAGCGTTGAGCGCTCCAAGAATACTGATGATCAATTGCTCCAAATTGTCTAATGATGCGGCGTTGCTGAAATACGCAACGCAAGCAGTGATTGTGTAATTTAATTTAACTCGAGTTGTTGTTTTACCTAAAACTTCAAGCTCCATATAAGGCGCATCTGGGACAACTACGATTGCTGGAACGATTGGCGCTTCCGGGACTGAGTCATAAATATTCGCGGTGCATCCAGCCAAGGCAGTCTTAATTGCGCCTCTAACATCTGTGGCAATTGATGATGCAGGCATTAGCCCACCATCGTCTCTACATCAAGGTATGGCCCTAGTAGCCCAGTTACCTTGGCAAGTAAATTCTTCGATAGTCGATAAGGGGTTACACTAAAATCTATGCCTTCGATTGCTCCTCCAGCGGCTGTTCTGGCTTGGAAGATTTCGACTGAGATAGCCAGAATTGCAGCTTCAGCATTGGCATTTCCGACATAGGTTGATAATCCAGAGAGCGCAGCGTTTCCTGCTGGGATGATATTTTTCTCCAATATATCTGCATTGGTGATTGCGACTGTAAATACATAATCTGAAATCTCGTCATCGGTTACTGTGTGAGTGCCATTGAATGGTGATCCGCAACCAGTAATAATTACGGATTGGCCCTGAGTAAATTCGTGAATTGTTGCGGTCTCAAAGTAAGCGATATTATCCTCAAGCTTTACTTTGTTTATTTTACTTTGGAAAGTGACCAGCATTGGTAGAACTAGATTCTCTGAAGCATCCACAATATCGTTTAGATACGCATCGTTATATAGGGATGACGAAACGCCAAGAATCGTCCTAAGCTCTGTGGCCGTAACTATTGTTGGCATTTCGTCATCCTTTCAAGCAGTTAGGTGAGCGGCCAGCTCGGGAGCGGACTGGCCGTCACTATTAGGGATTTATCAGCTCTTGTTGAACCAGTTAGCACCTGCGGCAACCTTAGTTGCAAGTGCGCCATAACCGTAGTAAGCAACCTCAATTTGGCCATTTAGAGCCACATTGGTTTGCAGACGGAAACGGCTGGATTCATACCAAGTGTAAGCATCTGGATTGATTACGACCATTGAATAATCTCCAAGTCCAGTTCCACCAGTTCCATTAGCTGCGCGATCTACATAAAGCTCTAGACCTAGCACATTTCCGCGAATGCTTTGTGGTGATACTACGCCACCAGCATTTTGTGGTTGTGATGCAGTATAGATAGGGCGTCCAGCATCGTTGTAGGACATAATCTTGCCCCATTGCTCAGGACTTACTACCAAATTGCGAGCGAACCCGAGTGATGCCTTATAAACTGCTGCTGCAGCCGTTGATACGAAAGTAAGCAAGCCATCTTTATCTTCTGTGGTTGCTGTTGCATTTAGAGTTCCGTTGTTGGCAATTTCGCCAATTACGAAAGCATTAGTGGCCTTTGCATAAGCAAACTCCATCTGACGCACTAGCTCATCAAAGAATACTGGTGAGCTTCGGTCTAGCAATTCTACTGAGAAAGTCTGGCCGCCAGCATACTTATTGACTGAAACTGATATAAAGCTGTTCTCCATTCCAGTTTCACCAACTGGTTGAGCTTCATTAACATCTGCAACTGTTGGAACGACTGTTAGCTTTGGAATCTCAAAAGTCATACCAGCATCTGGTAAGACACCGCGAGAAATTGCATCAATCGTTGGACGATCAGCATTTGAGAGAGGATTTACAATCTCTGTTAGCTGACGGGTTGGAATTAAGCCAGCGTTATTTGTTGTGGTGTCATCTGCTGCCATAACATACTGGCGAGCTGCGTCATCACCGAGCTTAGCGCGAACGCTATTCTCAAGATATTTTGCCTTGGTGAATTCAAGGCGAGGTGCTGTGTAAAAGGCTGGGCGAGACGCCTCAACCATATTTGCTTTAGCTGCTTCAACCGCTTCTTCAACGGCAGGAGCAGGAGCAGTAGTGTCAGACACTTGGTCTCCTTCGTTTGGGTTCTCTGAATCAGCGGTTGCTAAATCAGAATATTCTTTTAGTGCTTCATTTTCAGAAGCTGCTACTTCGCTTACGCGAGCAGAATCGATTGCAGGATCAGTTACTAGAGATACTTCATCTAGGGTCGCTGAGGTAATCTGCATAATGCCTTTGTTGTTTGTCCATTCGTTAATCTGTGCTCCAACGCTAAATCCATCGCGTAGGCCTTCAGTTGCTTCAATTAGGGCATCTTCTCCAGCCATAGTATTGGCAATCTTAAAAGTGGCTTCGATGCCAGACTTAGTTACATTGTGAGAAACCATCTTGCCAATTGGCCGAGTGCGGTCGTGCTCAAGAAGCAACTTAACTGGCTTCATTTCAATCGAATCTGCTGCAAATACTGTTGGTCCAACTGAAGTATTGCCTTGCTCGTTCCAAGTCACAATAGTTCCAGTTATGGTGCGCTTAATTGTGTCGGCCGCTGTAACGACCATTGGTATATTAACTTTCATTAGGGATTAAATCTTCCTCTCGTTGAATCTGCTCAACGCTCATCGCGCCAATGCGGTTTAAAATTTCATAAACTTGAGCTCTCTCTAGCGCGTTACCGCGTAAGAAATCATCAAGTGCAAAGCGCGTCATTACTGGATTGGGTGTGAAGTCCGGCAATGATAGGCGTTCCTCAATTGCCTTAAGTATTGGGCGAAGTGAGAAATCTACTAATGAGCGCCGCTCGGACACCGCGT